GATCATCATCAGGAAGCAAAGATGTATTATATGGGTGATAACCCATTATCCTTACTTTGTATCTGTAACCAAATCCACCACCAGTTACCTGTTTCTCATAAGACTTTTCATCAGCGATCTGACCGATCCACCAATTGAAACCGTCTCTTCCTACAAAGTTACTTTTAAAAAAATTATTCTCTTCCATCAGTTTTTACTGTATAAACCGTAGGTATCTCTTACAAGTTTCAAAGTTGTCAACGATCTTGAGGCGTCAAACGAATGGCACAACTCTTTTATCATATATAGACCACTTTGTTCACGATCATAATCAGCACCTTCAGAGGTATTCACCAAATGAATATTCAAACAGTCACCTACTGCCAAATTAGTATTAGAAGGGACTGTCATGTTTACAACTTGGTTAAAAAGTAAGTTGTATCTCAATAACGACTCTCTCTGATACTCACTGGGTGTAGCATTTGCTTCTGGACTGATGCCGCCTTGCTCAATAACACCACTATCCTTTACAGAAGAAAAAATACGACTTGGCATTTCAGAAATATTCACTCCCTCATCATTAACAATCTTTGGCAGTTCTGGTGTTGTTCCAAGTGTTCTCAAGTCTCCATACTTCAATATTTGATCCACCATACTAAAAGTTCCCTTACTCAAAGGAGTGAAACTCATGGTTGCTGGATCAAATTCTACATGGAATGATGAATACATCCCATATCTCATTTTTCTTAACAGATCATTATTTTTACTCACAGAAAAATTCAATATATTTCTGTCAGTATTTTCACCATAGGTCTGAACTTCTTTTGACTCATAATCATATACATTTCCATTTTGTTCAGTCTTAGTAATACCTTCAACAATTAACTCATCAATAGATCTAAAATGATATCCTCTTACTGTTTCATAAAATAAAAAACCGGCAAGACCACCACCATCAGGCGAAACAGGTATACCTTTTGATGCTAACCATACCAATGTTGTAAATGGTTTTTTAAAATTTCCTATGAAACCGTAATTTTTCTTTGACTCATCATATGTCAATGCCTTATTACTACTTAAGTATGTTCTAATAATATTTTCTACAATGTCATGAACTGGTTGCTTTTTATATTTTTGGTGTATTCTTGATGTCTCATTGGTGATAGACTCTCTAGTAGTCAACGCTATCGTGAATACTTCTCTTCTTGAGTCTCTAATAACTGCCTTAATACTTGAAACATAAAGAGCCGTTTCTGGTGATGAAAAATCTAAACCAGGATTTGTTTCATTATTTCCTTTTACTTTTATAAAAACTCTTTCACCACCTCTAAGTGGCAATCCACTGTAAATGGACATAAACTTACCACCTTCACCTTCAATAGTTCCACCAGTATTAACTACCTCCATCACAGCAGTTATTGTGGGTGAAAACAAGTCCTCATAATACAGAAGATTTGTCACACCAAGTTTAACATCAACAGACTGAGAACCATCTGCTGCTTCAATTATAATACTTTCATATAAAGAAGGATCTATCGCCGCCATTACGTTAATGCTGGTGAGTTAAGTTGAACATCATATAATGTATTATTTAACCTACCAGCGGAAGGCATCATAGTACTAGGTGCAGTTTTCTGAATTGGTGGTGCACTCGCAACAACTGGATAAGGAACATTGATTGTTTTGGGTTTTTTTGATATATCAAAATTAAATGGTTGACTTGGATCAAAAAGATATTTTTCAATGAAATTTTTTTCTTTTTTTGGTGCTACAGGTGGCGGTGCTACTTTTGTTAATGGTTCTGGTGGTGGTGTTTTTGTCTTAGGAGGTTCTAAGGGAACTGTTACTTTAGTTGGATCAAAATCAAAGTGAGTGGAATCTGGTTTGTATCCATTGTAAATGAACCCATACTTGGCACCATTTTTTTGTATCCATTCGTCACCTGGACCAGAGTCAAGCATATTGATATCAATAGCATTACCTGTCAAGTGCTTTGAACCTCTAACACCTCCTACGTTTTCATTCTTTTCTTCCGACCTAAAATGACTTGTGATATAAGAACCAAGGTTAGGAATACCTTCTGCTTCAGCATCCTTCACCATTTTTATGAATGCTTTGGCAGCTTGAGGAGACAACTTAATAGGTCTACCTTTAAAGTCTTTATATCCAGTGTCAACAGAACCTGTATTTACTTCTCTCTGTTCTCCTTGGGGTTCAGTTTGTTGAGGTGTTGGTTGGGAAGTAAACTGCCTTGCTTGTCTTTCTTCTTCCTCTGCCTCCTCTGATAGTTCAAAATCTTTTTCAGTAACTCCTAAGAGTTCTGACATTGGTCTTGAAAGAATTTGGAATGCACGGTCAACACTCAACTGCATTCGTGTAAAACCAAGTTGGACTCTTTGAGCAGCAGTTTGGATCGAATCACCCATCTGCTTAAAATCAAAGTTTGCTGCTGCACCAACAACTTCCAAAATACCAATAGTTGTCGCTGTTATTATATCACCAATACCTTTGACAAACTCCTCCATATTACGAACGAAGAGTTGACCTCTCTTCATTACATCTTCAGCACTCCCTATAATTCTTGGAAGAGTTGTAACTGCCCATCCGATCAGTAAGGTCCCCACGAAGTCCATTATTCTTCCAAGGAAACTCTTATTACTCTTTTGAATTACTTTACCAGTCCTTTTTAAAGAACCTGTCACAGTTGATGCTTCTAACTGATCTTCTCTTTCTTGTCTAAGAATATTATTACGTCTTTGTCTGAACAGTTTTGCATCATTCGCAGTGTTCTTTCTCTTTGCAGCATTATCTTTTTTCACAGAATTGATGATACCTTCTGCAGTGGAAACTGAACTTGCAACAGATTCCCTCAAAGAAGTTAAGTTTTTAGTAACACCTCTTAGAATAGACATTAGCTAGGTTGGATATTATACTGAATCATAGAATACATCAAATAGAAATTATCTCTATTAGTTGTGTTGATGAGTGGAATATCGTTTGCATTTCCATCAACTGCACCTATTTCTTGAGATCCTCCTGTAGTTGTTGGGATAAGGTTGATGTTTATATTATCTTGTTGCTCTTGAAGTTGAAGTTGTGTATTAGTAGCATCAGATCCAGCACCTGTAATCATATCTGCAACCCTTCCAGCTTGTCCAGTTGCAACAGCTGTACCTATTATTGTACGTACAACATTACCTCCAGGTATCAAAAATGATATGAGTGTTCCCGTTATAGGATCTGCAACCGCTTGATTGATAATCTGCCCCAAACCACCCTGTGCTTGATATCCAGGTAAAGTTGAACCAAGCACTGCAGTTAAAAGTCCACCAAAAAGTCCACCACCACCTCTTCTTCTTCCACCTTGATTTCTTCCACCCTGGTTTCTACCACCTTGGTTTCTTCCACCCTGGTTTCTACCACCTTGGTTTCTACCAGGTAAAGGAGTGTTTCTTACACCATTTAAAAGACTAGTTGCTGCCGCACCTGCCATCCTTAACAAGTAAGTGATAGGTCTCATCAGCAAGTTTCTGAATGCACTACCTGCAATTCTGAATCCAAGTCTTACAAGACTTCGTGTAATAATACCAAGAGTTCCTGTTAGTGTTAAAAATATTGGTATGATAAACTTCAGGTTCCTAAGTAATGTATCTCTTACTTCTTTCAAGGCATTTTCATTACCTGTTATCAAACCACCAATAAACTTAAGTGTTTGACCACCTAAGAATCCTGCCAATAGAATAGTAAAGAACCTTCCAAGTCTTCCCAAGACACCTTGTGCCTTTTGACCTATTTTTTGTAATGGTTTAGCGAGAGCACTCTGAACTTTTCTCTCAATACCACTTTCTTTATTATCTCTTACTGCTTGCTCTGCTAATATTCTTTCTCTCTTTTGTTTCTCTTGTTCTCTTATTTGATCAAGTAAAGCAGAACCTCTTACCTGAGTTGAAATGTCTACAAGAGTTTTGTTTAATAATGCTATCTGACCACCAATGTTTGATAATGATGCATTGATGGTTTGAATGGCAGCGGTATTCTGTCTGATGGCATTGGCATTCAAATCAATACCTTGCCCCATAGCAGCATTCTGCTGTGATGGTGGGGTTAAGAAAGAATATCTGGATATTCTAAACCTAGGTCTGTTAATAATAGGTGCGTTAGCCATTCATTTCCGCTTGTTTTGCTTTTAGATTCTCTTCCTCAATGTATTGATGGAGGAAAGTGAGATACACTTCACGCTCCCAAGGAATCATATTTTCAAGCTCTGTTAGTGAGTATTTATGATGCTGCATCAAGGCAAAATTAACCCTAAAGTATGACTCAAGATCTTCATGAGCCATACCTATCCGAAAAAAGCAGTCAAACCCTCCAGAACAATTTTGTTTTCTTTGCCAGTCTTAGGGTTCACAACTTTGATAGTATGTGATAACTTTGGCATCGTTTGGAAAAACTTTTCAATCTCTCCAAACTGTTTTGAACTCAACTGCTCCAAGAACTCTTTCAACTCCTTTTTAGTGCAGTCTGATGATGACCAAGACTCCTCCTCATTGAAGACCTGATCAATACAAGTAGAGATAAGTTCAAAGGTATCATCAACTGTCATAGCATCTTCGGAGAAGTTACTTTTAACAAACTCATCAATGGAAGGATACTTCATCCTTAAGACAAGTTCATCATCAAGTTTGATATCTCTCTTGTGTCCTCTTCCTTTAATGACCTTAATATCATCAAGGTTGATGACAGCAGGAACTTGAGTCTCACCATCATCAGGACAAGTGACCATTACCTCAACTTCCTCACCAACAGACTTACCTCTGATATTAAGGAAAAGAAATTCAATATCAAAAGTTGAAAGTTCTTCTATCTTGAACCCTCTGGACAAGACACAACTTTTAATTACATCTTTAACTGCATTAGCAATCTGCTTCTCATCCTCACTTTCCATAGCGATGATAAGAACTTTTTCTTCTTTTACAAGAAATGGTCTATATCTAATTTTCTTTTTATTAGAAGGTAATTCCAACTCATAAGTTGGAGTAGCAATTTTTGGTAAAGGCATAATACTGTCAAGTCATGTTTTTATTTAGAGGGCACGTCCCTCACTTATGATAGAACCAAGAAGATCTTCTCTACTCTGATATGGACCTATTACTGATTCAACTGCTGCTCCAAGCGGTGTAGTGTTGTCCTCAAGTCTACCAGGAAGACCACTAGCAGTTTCCGTTGCAGTTCCCTCTTTATTATTTGATGTTCCTCTATGTACGGAGTAACTATCAAACTTGCCACACACATACCTATCATAAGAAAATGTGCAAGTTGCTTTCAATATATCAGAAGACTGATATGCAACTTGAGTGCTTACCAAGTTAGTAGGGAACAAACCATAAAAAGTATATTGCAACTCATATTGATAGTCTCTATCAAATTTGATTACTTTAGTTTGATAGGTTTTATAATCATTTGGATATTCCATTCTATGATAATATCCTGCTTGTGACTGAGTTTCACCAGAACCATTTGCAATAAACTCTACCCAGTGCTCAAGAAACTTCATAGTTTTATATTCATTATCAACATAAAACTCTAACTGCAGAGGAGTGAATATTCTTGCATGTGCCATGTTTTCAGTAACTCCCATAAAGTTACCAGTGACTTGTGCAAGTCCAAGACTGCTACCAGGAAGTGATGCTCTATTGCACAGTAATCCAGAAGTTTCAGTCAGAAACCTATAGTCCACACCTCTCACATTCAAGTGCTTTCTAAGCAGAGTTGGCAGACCACCAAACTGTACTTGATAGTGTGAGTTTTGTGCTAGGTTTGTGAGTCTCGGTTTAAAGTCGGATATCCTTCTGGGTCTTACCACTCTAAATACCTA